TCAGAATTCACTGACTAACCACTCATCTGCCTCATCAAACATTTCTTCAACTAAGCGGTTGAGTACTGATTTCTCTTGTTTACTCGCATCCGTGTTGATGCCGTTAGCCTGCATTGGTTTGACCCTAACGTCGGCATCTGGAAATACTTGATGCACTCGCTTGGTTAGTTCGGTCTTAATCATTTCATTCGCATTGGCAAGGCCAGCAACATTACGTTTGTCGTAGATTAGTTCAACTCGCATGGGTTCTTTCCTGAGTAAATAATACTGTTTTAATATACAGTATTTTAAGTGTGAGGCAATAGGATTTTAGTCATTTTAGCGAGAGAACAAGCTAACTTTCTGTTTAATGAGTGGTTTTTGTTATTGAAAAATAACCGCAGGTGATTTGCTGGATAATAACTGGCGGTTATTTTTTTTGTGTGAATTTATCTGCTTGTTTATATAGATAATTTAAATTTTTTGCCGTGAGAGTGCGTTCTCAAAAATAGATGCTTTTGGCTAATCTATTTCCAACCAGCGGGCATCAACGACGACGCCAAGGATCTTACAGTTACCATTAAGTTCGATTAAACGGTAGGCTGGATTCAATGGTTTCAAGTACTTAACGCCAGCATCAACAATTAATTTCTTAAATGTGGCTTCGTTGTCATCTGTTAATTTGGCAACAACAAAATTACCCGGCATCGGTTCTTTTTCTGGGTCGATGAGGATAATCATGCCTTCTGGAAAGCTGATGCCCGACGGTGAGGTCATGGAATCGCCTTTGACACTCAACCAAAAGGCACTGTCATGCGCATTCTTGGTCGACTCTGGCCAAATTTCAATATCACGCAGGGTATAAGGCTCTATTGCTTCATACCAATTACCCGCGCTGATCCAACTGATCAGTGGGTAATTGTTGGCGACAGAGCCTACCGGTTTGTCATTTAGCCCACCGCGAGTCGGGATCGATAGGCTCTCGGCCATCTTTGCCAGCTCTTTTGCCAATGAGGGGCTAAAGCTACTGATAGGCTCATTCAGTACTTTAGCGAAAGCAGCAGCGTTGGTCACATTGAGCGGATTGATGCCGTTCAAGAATTGGTTGACGGCACTTTGCCCCACGCCCAATTCGTGCGCAACAGACTCTTGGGATATACCCAGTGCTTTTTTCTTGGCATTAAACAGCTCTTTCAGCCGTTTAGCGTCGTCTAACTGTTCTGGCGTCAGTGGCTTCTTTTTCATGAGTCAATTTTATTACCGTTAGCAATAATATCCAATCACCTGCGGTATTGACTATAAAATCACTTGCGGTAATAATCAATCAAAATATATAAGAGAAACGCATAGAATCGCATCGGTAACAGGCACTCTCTGCAGTGCTACAAGCCTACGCGATGTGAGTTGCTCTGGTTATCACAAGAAGACGGCGGCCTGATTTACCGGTGGTTTCCGTTGTTGAACAATTGATAGGTTGAGGTGTCACCGTGTGGCCCCGCCTTTGTGGAGTAGCTATATATGAGTTCAATCAACAGTCCGCAAGCCGGAAACACCAGCCAGAAGAACCAGGGCATAAGAGACATTCAATTAGTACTTGCCCGCTGGGGTGTGTGGGCAAGATGCAGCTCAGGGCTGGATTATTCCTCCATCGCTGCCGGTTTCAAAGGCCTGCTTCCTGATACTTCGAAAAGCAAAGCATCCTGTTGTGATGATGATGGTTTAGTGGTGGATGGTTGTGTTGCTAGGCTAAAACAATATCGGCCAGAAGAATATGAATTAATTATCCGTCATTATGTTCTTAATCAATCAAAACGGGCGATTGCACGCCAGCAAAAAAGAGATGAAAAGCTGGTAAGGATTAATATGCAAATGGCGGAGGGTTTTGTTGATGGTTGTCTGGCAATGTTGAATGTGAAATTAGAAATGGATCCGTTGATCGAAAACTTACATATTTATGAAAAAACATTAACGCGGTCCGCGAAAAGTGTATTAGTCTGAAATGAGTGGTTAGTCGGTTACGTAAGACTAATTATTTGAAATCCTGCTTTGGCAGGATTTTTTGTTTTTGTATTTTCTATTTTTAATGAAAGAAAATAAAATTAAAAATAATTAAAAAAAAGCTAACGCGGTCCGCAAAAAGTATATTAGTCTGATATCACTGCTTCATTACATACTGATTAACTAACAGGAAAGCCCCGCAATGTCGGGGCTTTCCTGTTTCTGTTGATTATATATGCCGGTGGGTCAGGGAGGGAGGTTATAAATGAATGAACAAAATCAACTGCCCTATTGGTGGACAGGCACGCTGGCATTATTCTCGGCTCTGAGTTTACAGGATTACATCTTTATTCTCGGCACGGTAATTAGCGTCATATTCACCATCAAAACGTATTACGTCAATCTGCGTGAAAAGGACGCAATAATTAAAGAGGAACAGCGCAGAACTGAGATTTTACGTGATTTTCTGAAAAACAAAACAGCCGAGAATATTCCAGCCGCTATTGCAGTATGCAATGACGCATTAAATAAGATGGAGAGTTGAGATGACGCCAGCATTGCGTAACAAAATAGTTGGTGCGATCGCTGGCGGTGCAATTGCTATTGCGAGTGTTCTACTTGGTGGGCATGAGGGGGTCGAGGGCCGTCAATACCGTGCTTATTATGATGTTGCGGGGGTGTTGACGGTGTGCGATGGGCACACTGGCAAAGACATTATTCGCCATAAACAGTACAGCGACCAGGAATGTGATGCATTGCTGCAACAGGACTTACTGCCAGTAAAGCAGCGGGTAGATAGTGCAGTGCATGTCCCTTTGGGGGATTACACCCGTGCTGCACTCTATTCCTTTACCTACAACGTCGGCAGCACCGCATTTATCAATTCAACCTTATTAAAGAAATTGAATAGCGGAGATATTGCTGGCGCATGCGACGAATTACGGCGCTGGATCATGGCAGGGGGAAAACGTTGGCAGGGCTTGGTCAATCGCCGCGAGATTGAACGTGAACTCTGTTTGATGCCGCCGCAAATCACTAATAGCACGCAGGAGAGTAAATGAAGACGCGAATCGTCACGGCGGTAGCGCTGCTGTTATTGCTGCTCGGTCTGATGGCAAATGCTGTTCGCCTGAGTGCTAAACAGCGGCAAGTATATGCAGAGCTGCAAGCCCAGCAAGTAGTGAATCAAACGCTAGGGAACATCATCGATACCTATCAGTTAAACGATGCGGCGAATCGAGCCGCTGTTGCCAGACAGTTGGAAAGTGAAAGGACGTTACGACATGAAACTGAAGATCGTCTCAAGCGTTTTGCGGCTGCGGCAGCAACTGATAGTTGCGCTGCTCACCGTATGCCTGAGTCTGGCATTAACATCTTGCGCGAATAAACCCGGCACAATTTTAGCCAAAACTCCGGTGCTACTACCACCAGAGTCGGCAATGACGGAATGTGAAATTCCCGAATTTACCGGTTCAACATGGGGGGACAGTGCGCTCTATGCTCTGGCCCTGAAACGGGAATTGCGAATCTGTAAAGGGCGGTTAGATGAAATTATCTCTTGGCGTGCAACCCTTCGCCCTTGAAGTCTTAGGTACGTTAGTGGCGAGAATTCACTTGAATGACTTCTTGCGCTGAGTGGTTTACAGCGGATCTGCGGCTCGAATGACGTTGGGTCTCGTTAACGTTTTATCCCCTACGGGCAACTATTTATCAGGAGAATAATCATGGCATGGATTGATATCGGAATATGTACTTTTTGTCAGGTGGAATCATGAATGCAACTCAAATCAGGCAACTGGCCGCCGCCGCGTTAGTGGGAAAAACGGATGCTGAAGGCAGAGTCTATTCAACTGACGCATGGCCAGTCACCACGTACCCGGCCATTTTGTTGCAAACGCCGATGGAAGTTAAAGAGTCCATTGGTCGGCATGCGCCGCAGTTTAAGACCATGACGACCTTGCGAATCAGTGGACATATCCAACTGAGCGAGGCGATAAATCGGGTCACTGAAGCAGCATCCGCGCTTGAACGTTTGTGTGAGCAAATTCAACGTGCGGTTATCAACAGTTATGAGCTGACTCGTCAGATTCAGCAATTCGCCAAGGTGCGCACCACCATGGGCATCGACACTAGCAGTGAGCAGCATTTTGCTGAAGTTAAAATGGAGTTGGATCTTGAATATTACCAAGGGCCGGAGGATTTCTTCCCGCTGGAAACTACCCCATTGGAGGGCATTGACGTCACTCTTTCTATGCCCGATGGCACCACAGATCCGCTGATCGCCATTACCTTCCCGGAGTAACTCTATGTTCGTAAAACCTACGGCTGGCCGCGCGGTGCGCGATCCGGTCAAGGGCACCTTTTTGCCTAAATTCGGTACTGAGGTTCCTGATAACGCATTTTGGCATCGTCGCATTCAAGACGGTGATGTGGTGCAGATAACCGCTAAATCAGTGGTGTCTGCATTTGAAGTATCAACAATGGAGAGTACAAAACTATGAGCATTCCTTTCACTAATATCCCAAGTAATCTGCGCACGCCGCTGTTTTTTGCAGAGTTTGATAACTCTCAAGCCAACACGGCGAGCACTACCCAGCGCACATTAATTATTGGACAAACATTATCGGAAAGCACTTTGCCCACCAATGTTCCGGTACTGGTTTCATCCACAGCGACGGTTGCTGGTTTGGCGGGAGCCGGCTCGATGTTGCATGGGCAAATGGCGGCCTATCTGGCAAACGACACGGCAGGTGAAATCTATCTTCTTCCCCTGAGTGAAACTGATGCCATGGTGGCAGCCACCGGTAAAATCACTGTGACTACGCCCGCTTCGGCGACGGGAGTGATTTCGCTCTACATCGGCGGTATTCGGGGACAAACCACTGTCGTGGCGACGGATGATGTGGCCACGGTTGCTGCGGCACTGGCTGCGGCAATTGAGAGTCAGCCTGAATTGCCAGTGACGGTTGTTCATACCGAGGAGCAGGCATCTGAAGGGGGCGTTATCGTCTTAGCGGCAAAGAACAAAGGTGCGCATGGCAATAACATTGACTTGCGTCTGAACTATCTTGGCAGCGCTGGTGGGGAAGCAACACCAGAGAGTTTGATGCTAACGATGACCCCAATGGCCGGTGGCGCAGGGGCGCCAGAGCTGGCGAGTGGTTTGGCGAATTTACAGGATCGCACCTTTGATTTCATCATCAACCCCTACACCGATACAGCGTCATTGGATGCTATTCAATCTTTCCTTTCCGATAGCACGGGGCGCTGGAGCTATAGCCAACAACTGTATGGGCACAGTTTCGCCGCGCAATCTGGCACCTATGGTCAACTGACGGCTGCCGGAGAACTACGTAATGATCAGCATGCTTCACTGTTGGGTGTTCATCACTCACCGACACCGGCCTACATTTGGTCGGCGGCTTATGTGGGCGCTATTGCACAAAGTCTGCGCAATGATCCAGGTCGCCCACTGCAAACACTGGCTATCAGCGGCGTCTTGGCGCCACCATTGTCCAGCCGTTTCACGCTGACGGAACGTAATAACTTACTGCACAGCGGTATTTCCACGGTGACAGTGGCGGATGACGGCAAGGTTCAAGTGGAAAATATCATCACGACTTATCAGACCAATAAATACGGTACTGAAGATGATAGTTACCTGCAAATCGAAACTTTGTTCTTACTGATGTTTGTCACCCGTTATCTGCGCACGCAAGTAACCTCTAAGTTTGCTCGCATGAAGTTGGCCGCCGATGGCACCCGTTTTGCTCCGGGTTCGGCCATTATTACTCCGAATGTGATCCGCGCTGAACTGATTGCCCAGTATCAAACATTGGAATTTAACGGCTACGTGCAGGATGCCAAAGGTTTCGCTCGTGGGTTGATTGTTGAGAAAAACGCCAGTAATCCGAATCGAGTTGATGTGCTGTGGACTGGGGTGCTGATTAACCAACTGCGTATTTTTGCAGTACTTAATCAATTCCGCCTGCAAGCGGCTGTTTAACTCTCAACATTTTAACAATAAATAAGGAAATAAATTATGAGCGATTCTTCAAACCGTCTGGCGGGTACTGCCTATGTCACTGTTGATGGCATTACGATTATGGTAGCTGGTCAGTTCAAATACAGCCCATCAAAAGTGAAACGCGAAACCGTGATGGGGATGGATGGCATTCATGGCTATAAAGAAACCGTGGTTGCACCGTCAATTTCTTGCACTATCCGCGACAGCGGCGGTGTTTCCATCAGTGACTTCAATGACCAAACTAATGTCAATATCGTGTGTGAATTAGCTAATGGCAAAACCATTATCGGCAGTGGTATGTGGTCGGTTAGTACTTTGGTGGTGGATAGCACCGAAGGTACAGTTGATGTCAGTTGGGAAGGCGGTTCGGTGACGGAGAACTAAGATGGCTGAATTGGATCGCAGTAAAACCATTTCGCTAGTGAAACCCATCTCGCACGAGGCCACTAAGACCACCTATGAGGTGGTCGAACTCAGCGAGCCGACGTTATTGCAAGTGCAGCAATTTTACGATGAGCAAACCAAAACCGGCTCGCTCAGTGGTATGGGATTGTTGATTGCATTGGTGTCTGGGGTGCCGCGTGAAGCTATCAAAAAGATGGCTTTTACCGACTACAAAGCTTGCGAGGTCTACATGATGGGTTTTTTAGCCTACTCCCCAATGGGGGACGATGGCGCGAAATAATCGCTGACGTCACTTACTACTATAGCTGGGGGCCGGGCGATGCCTGGTCCCTGACCTACAGTAAATTAATGTGGTGGTGTCAGCAGGCCGAGCGGATTAATAAAATTAAGGCTGGCAAAAATGGCTGATAAAAACAGTATTGATGGGATTCCACCTTTGGACGATATCGCTGGGGGTAAAATACCGGCGTATAAAAAAATTCCGGGGGCCATGGTTAAGGCTTATAAGCTTGCTAATGGTGTACATACAGCCTATACCATTAGTTCTGAATTATTAGGCTTAATAAATAAAGGTGCAAGTAATGCACTCATTGTTAACAATGCAGCTCAAGGTGTTGGAGTGCCTGTTGAACAGTTCGGTGATGTTACTGGTGCCATGAGAATTCGTGGTGTTGATAATATTGAGGCCATCAAATCCACACAGAAACTATATAAAAGGCTCAATGATATAGCTTGGGGCCATAATAAGCCGGCATCTGAATTATTCACTAAGCATAAAATCGATATTATCCTCAATGATAATGGCACCGTTGATGCTCCTAAAACGATGACAAATTATGCTACTGCTTATGCACCATTGTCACCAAGAGATAAGAGCGAATTAGATAATGTCATTGAGTTCGACAGTAATGAAATGCTATTGCCACGTGAAGGCACTGATCTTAACTCTTTATTTACTCGAGTTAAAACTTTCGGACTTGATGTCGATCCTGAATATAACAAAAAAGCAGTCACTTTGGAGCATGAAAAAACCAAACTAAAAGCGGCTAAAGAGGGATGGTTGCAGCAGTTTAATAACAATGTAACTAGCCCATTTTTATTTGATGATATTCTTGCAAATATAACAGGCCGGTTTGCTGATTTAATCGCTTATGACTTTGATGAAAGCTCATTTATTACAAACTGGATGAATATAGATGGCTATAATTTATTAAAGAAACAACAAGCACAGAGTGATCCTGATTTTCTAGATAAACTTAATACGTATGAGCTTTTCATGCTTAACTTTCCTGGAATATCAGGCAGTGTTAAGAAAAAAATGCATGAACACGAAGCTTTAAAGAAAAATACGCAAAGAATAGGCTCGCCAGTAGCTGATAGTACTATTAGTCAAACTCCTTATCCACAGGCTAATCTTAATCAGCAAGTAGAACGATTTAATCAGAGTATTGATGATATTTGGATGAGTGATAACAGCCAAGTTAGTGATTCTGATATACGTGATACTTATTCGATAGAGCCAGCTACATCACCCAACGACAATATCGTCAGTCATGTTACCAATATATCGCCTATTTATTCTGAGGCGGAGGGGGGCTTTAATGCTGATGTGATTGCCGATGTTATTGCGACTGCTATGCAGAATAACCGAGTGGAGATCGAACTGACACTTATTGATAGCCGGACGGGTGAAACGTCAGAGATTCAGGCGCAGGGAGGCGGGCGGATTAGCTACGCCATGGTCATGCCAATGTAATTACGCGAGTCATTTCCCTTCCTTTCTGTCATCACCCGCTTCGGCGGGTTTTTGCTTTTCTATCGTAAGAATCCTAAACAGGAGAACGCAATGTCACTTATCGGCGATACCTTATCCACGCTACTCGGTGGCGGTGATGACAACTGGCAATGGTCGGATCATCTACATCAAGCCTCGTTTCGCGGTGTACCTTTTGTCATCAATAAAAGTGTTGATACTTTTGGCCGGCGTCAGGTGGTGCACAGTTACCCTTATCGTGATACCAGCTATATCGAAGATCTCGGCCGTAGCGCTCGGAGCATTGTGCTAACGGGATTTCTGGTGCAAAACAGCCAGATTTATACCGCGCCAGATGTGATGACTCAGCGTGATTCATTGATTGCTGCATGTGAAATGCAAGGGCCGGGGACGTTAGTACACCCAACTCTCGGCGAAATGACCGTCAGTGTGAGTGAATTGCAGATTGATGAGAATACCGCCGCTGGGCGGATATTTTCATTCACTATAAAGGCGCATGAATCCGGCTTACGCGCTTTCGCCATCACTGGTGCGGCAGAGATGGGGGCATCAATCCAATCTTCCTGGCTGGGTTTGAGTGCCAAAGCGGTTGCCGGTTTTATTGCCACAGTAAAGGGTGAGATGCGCTCTGCGACTCAGGCGATAAAAACGCTGAAAAATACGGCGGCATTTTGGGGGAGGATGGTAACAAGCACCGCCAATGAGGCCAGCAATTTGGGAAATGCGTTGCGCTCAACCTTCGGTAGCAAGCGGTATGGCCGCTATCACCACGGCACCGTGGGGGGCAGCAGTTCAGGGGCGACACAAACTGTCAATTTGACAAGTGATACTGCGGACCTCGCACTCTTGGTATCGCAGCGGCTGGCATTAGCGGTTGAAGGGCAGTCGGCAGTTAATTTTGCAGTAAATGACTTGCTTGATGCCAATAGCATTGATGCCCATGCCAGTAAGCTGTTGGCGCTGGTGAATGCATTGCAAAACAGCGGTGTCAGTATCTTAGATGTGATTCGCATGATGGAAATATTGGCAACAATGCAAGACGACACCTTTCGTGCCAATGAAAGTGAGGCGGCAGTTGCCGATGCCAGTCATCAATTAATGGCGACATTGTGTGCTGGGGGGATGGTTTATGCTGCAGCGCAATATCAGCCGGAAAGCTATGACGATGCGGTGACCATTTTAGGACGGGTGTGTGAAGTCATTGATAACCGAGCGCTGGCTGCTGCCGATAGTGGAAATGATGATGTATACCGTTCACTGATGTTGATGCGGGAATCCATTGTGTTGCGTTTGCAACAAGCAGGAGCGAATTTATCGCGGGTTGGAGATGTAAGTTTCACTCGTGCGCTACCTGCTTTGATGCTAGCAAATCGGTTGTATCAAGATGCTTCTCGCGCAGAGGCGTTAGTGAAAATGGCCAATCCTATTCATCCGGCATTTATGCCCATTAGATTTAAGGCATTGAACCTATGAATGATGAATGGGTAAACGATGACTTAACACTGGAAGTGGGCGGCAGGGCAATCACCGGCTGGAGTAAAATTCAGGTCACCAGAGGCATTGAAACGTTACCCAGTAGTTTTGAACTGTCATTGATGGATAGCTATCCCGGCAGTGAAGGACTGCAATGGATAAACCCCGGAGATCCCTGTGTGGTCAAACTGGGCAACGATGCCGTCTTGACCGGCTATATCGACAGTTGGGATAGCACCATCACGGCCACCAGTCGTGAGGTTACTGCGAAGGGGCGGAGCAAGTGTCAGGATTTGGTCGATTGCTCTGCGCAATGGCCCAACAGCGTAATCAGTCAGTCCACGGTATTGCAAATTGCACAAAAATTGGCCGATCCTTATGGCATTAAGGTGACCTCTGACGTTACCGATTTGGTGGTAGTGCCGAAATTCACCCTTAACTGGGGAGAAACCGCGCAGGCGGTCATTGAACATGCAACCCGCTGGGCAGCACTGCTCTATTACGACCAACCAGATGGCAATTTATACCTCACTCGTGTCGGTACATGTAAAGCGGCTAGTGGCGTAGAACAGGGAGTCAATATTCTGAGTGCAAACCTGCATACGGATATTAATCAACGTTTTATTGACTACACCGGTGTAACCCTGTCGAGCAATACTGTCGCCCGCCGTTCTGCTTCGGGCGGCAATAACACCTCGGCTTTGGTGAAAAAGCAGGATACACAACTGGCTGAACAGTTTCCCACCCGTTATCGAAACAAAATAGTTATCGTCGAAAGCACCATGGACTCACCCGATTTGGTGAGAAATAGCCTCGATTGGAGCATCAACCGCAATAATGGCCGCTCTAAAGCCCTTAAGGTGCAAGTTGATAGCTGGCGCGATCGCGAGCACCGACTCTGGGAGACCAACTCACTGATTCCTATCTCCATTCCAGCTTTGGGGCTAAAAGATGAGTTATGGCTGTTGTCGGAGGTGATTTATCTAAAAGACGCTAAGGGCACAGTGGCAACTATGACGCTGATGCCCCCAGAGGCTTTTGCTCTTCAGCCCTACAAAATCAAATGAAACAGGGGGTTATATGCATGATGTCAGTGGACAATTCTCGACTCTATACCGACAGATAAAAATGCTGTTGGGGATCGGGCGAGCCGCTACCTTTGATGACAGTGAGGGGGTACAAACCGTGCAGTATCAGACCTCACTGGAAGTTCACAGTGACACACCACGGCTAGCTGAATTCGGCTTTTCGTCAGGATTACCGGCGGGTAGTGATGTGGTGATGGGGTTTCTGGGGGGCGATCGCTCCAGCGGTATGATCATTGCCTCTAATCATCCCTCTTACCGGCATAGAGAATTAAACTCCGGGGAAACAGTGATTTACTCTCAATGGGGGCAGTTTATCAAATTGACGGAAAGTGGGGTAATCATTGAGGCCAATAATCAGCCAGTGATCGTGAATAACGCTACTGACGTGACGGTAAATGCATCGGTAAAAGTGAGGCTAAATACCCCGCTATTAGAAGTGAGTGGCGATATTGTGGATAACGCAGGCAGTAATGCCACGACACTTAAAACCTTGCGAGATGCCTATAACAGCCACAATCATCAACTCAAAAACGTACAGTCGGGTAGTGCAACACTCACCAGTGAGGCACCCGCTAAGGTGGTGCGATGACAACGGATATTAAAACAGTTTGGGATGTCGATGCCTCTCTGGGGGATTGGCGGACAGGCCATGGTGGATTGCTAGAGGGGGATGATCTGCATACTGCCATTTTGTTGAGTTTATTCACTGATCGCCTAGCTCGGGTTGATGATGATATCGATGGCGATGATCGTCGGGGCTGGTGGGGGGACAGTGATGCGGTATCCGCGATAGGTTCGCGACTTTGGTTATTACGGCGACAAAAACTGACCACCCAGATTGCCATCAAAGCGGAGGACTATGCGCGGGAAGCGTTGGCATGGCTGATCGAGGATGCAGTTGTGGCTGTAATCACCGTTCGCGCACAAATCATGTACCCCAACACATTGTTGCTTGCTATTGCGTACCAGCAACCAGACAAAACTCAATCTTCAGTTAAATTTTCATGGGTATGGGAGGAATAATTCATGCCATTTAATCGACCCACCTTAAGCGAATTACGGCAACGAAATCAGTCCTATATGCAATCGGAACTGAAAACGGGTGGTAATTTATTGCGTTTTTCTAATATTGGCGTGATCAGTGACGCAGATGCCGGAATGGCACATCTGCATTACGGTTATCTTGATTATATTGCCCGGCAAGCGACCCCCTACAATGCGAGCGATGAATATCTTGCGGCCTGGGCGGCACTAAAAGATGTGTTTCGCAAAGCAGCGAATCCAGCCAATTGTACTGATGTGCGTTTCGGTGGTCTTGCCGGGCGGGTCATTCCTGCCGGGCGGCGTCTTAATCGGGCTGATGGCTATCAGTATCAACTCGATAATGCCGTGACGATCGCCGCTGATGGCAACGCAATCGGTAGAATTACCGCGATTTTACCTAGCCCACTGGAGGATGCGACAGGCGGTGGCAACCGAGGGAACAGTGCAGCAGGAACCGTGTTGACACTCGATATTGCTATTGAGGGGGTGCAAGCTACTGCTACAGCACTGAGTAAAATCACCGGGGGGGCAGACATTGAATCTGAAGATGCCTTTCGCTCGCGAATGTTATTGGCTTACCAAAACATTCCGCAAGGCGGTAATGACACAGACTATCAATCTTGGGCATTGGCAGCACCGGGAGTGACGCGATGCTGGGTTAAACGGCGCTTGATGGGGGCCGGCACAGTCGGAGTCTATATCATGTGTGATGATAATGATTACGCTGGCTTCCCGCAGGGCAGTGACGGCATTTCTTCACTCGAACAGTGGGGGGCCGTCAAAGCCACGGGAGATCAGAGGCGGGTAGCCGATGCTATTTATCCGCAGCAACCCATTATTGCCTTGGTATATGTCTGCGCTCCCATCGCACAACCCATTGATTTCGTCTTCAGCGGCATTTCTCATGTAGATGGCACCACCACGGCCGCCATCAATGCCGCGATCGACGAGGTTTTTTTCGCTGAGGGCGAGCCCGGTGGCAAAATTCTGTGGTCATCACTGTTGTTGGCCATTGGGGAAGTCCCTGGCACTGGGGGGTTTATTATGCAATCTCCGGCAGCCAATATTGAGCTGCAAACCGGTAAACTCCCCATTAGGGGTACAGTGAGCTACTTATGAGCCGCTATTCTGTCAGTGAATATACTGAAGCTTTGCAGGCATTAATGCCAATGGGTTTGGTTTGGCCACGACGATCTGATGGGGTGCAAACTGAAGTTTTACGGGCATTAGCCAGTGCTTATCGGCGCAGTGATGAAGATGCACAAGATTTGTTATCTGGCGCTTTTCCGGCAACCGCTACGGCGATGTTGCCGGAGTGGGAAGCGGCCTTGGGGCTACCGGATCTGTGCGCCATCGGTGAAGTCGATAGCATGATCCAACGCCAGCGTGCCGTGGTGTCTAAATTGTTTGGTATGGGGGGGCAGTCAGCGGCTTATTTTATTCGAGTCGCAAAAGCCCTGGGTTATTCCATTACGGTCACTCAATATCGGCAAGCTTGTGCAGGAATGGCAGTTTGTCATGATGCACTTAACGGCGAAGAGTGGCCCTTTACTTGGCTCATTACCGCGCCGGAAACCACCATCCATTATGCTCAATGTGGCTTAACTTATTGCAGCGACCCTCTGCGTTCATGGGGTAATAAACAACTTGAATGCAGATTAGCGGTATTAAATCCGTCTCATACAAATTTGAAGTTCGGCTATACCCTTATGACTTGATGCTTCAGCGCCGCTAGCTGCAACACCAATTCATTCGGATATATATCAGTTAATTAATTATCGATACAGATCGCTTTCACTAGTGAGGATTTTCTATGCAAAAAATTGGCGATATTCCTAATACGCGCGCCGACAACAATGGCGAATTTACCGACGGCAATGTTGCTGCCGGTGTTCCCCCAACGATATTACCGGCTGAATGGTTTAATACCATTCAACGTGAATTGATTAATGTTTTGATCTCCGCAGGTATTGAACCTGATAGCGATAAGTTTGATCAAGTAGCAACCGCCGTCACTAAATTAATCACTGACGGTGGATTTTTAAAAACAGCGAATAACCTTTCGGAGATTAAAAATGCCGGGGCCGCAGCGGTTGCTACTGCTCTCGCAAACCTTGGTTTGGGGACTGCGGCAACCAAAAATGTCGGAACGGGCGCGGGACAGATACCGGATATGAGCGCCTGGTCATTTGTCAAAAATGCTGATAACAGCAAATGGACGCTGACCTTACCCAACGGTTTTCTTCTGCAAAGATGTTCAGTTGTCACCTCGGGCGCAGCTGCAACGATTAACGCTGTCTGGTTAACCCCATTTCCGATTGAGTGTTTAGGCGTTTGGGGGATGGATGGTTCATCCGGTACTGCGGATTTGTCATCATCGGCCGCAGGTTCTCTACCTGTCGGACGGGTTTACGCCGTCGGCTCAACCAATACTTATGCCCCTGTCGGCGGCTATGGCGGCATTGATATCTACGCAATAGGACATTAACCATGAAATATTATTTTTCACCCGCCACACTTGGTCTGTACCGTGAAGAAATGAAACCGCGCTATATTGCGGCCGAGTCATGGCCCAGTGATGCAATAGAAGTCACGCAGGATATTTATGACCAATACACCAATGCAGCCCCAGCAGGGAAAGAAATCGGCATCGATAACGCCCAGCCTTGTTGGGTGGATATTCAAATTCCACCGCTAACCCCCGACCAGCTAGCGGCAAAAGCTCGCTCTCACCGTGATAATTTTATTATTGCCACCGATCCCATGATGGTCAGTGATTACTCGATTGACGACACGCCATTGACTGAGGCACAACGTTCCGAATTAACCACGATCCGCGCAGCATATCGCGCATGGCCGAGGCAGGAAGGCTGGCCGCTGATTGAGTTGCCCGAACTTCCACAATGGCTGTTGATTGAAGCGGTAAATCAAGGTTATCGCGTGCCCGCATGGCCGCCGGAAGTGTAA